ATGCAGGCGCAGAAATCTGACGAGGCGATGCGCGTGTTTCAAAACACGGTGCTCGGCCTTACTTATGCGGACACTGGCGAAGCCCCTGACTGGGAAGTGTTGTATGGCCGCCGTGAGAATTACCCCTTAGGTCAAGTGGCGGATGCCGCTGCGTTCCTCACCGCAGGTATTGACGTACAGAAAGATCGCTTGGAAATGGAAGTCGTGGCCTGGGGCCCAAACCTTGAAAGCTGGTCTGTCGATTTTGTGGTTTTACATGGCGATACGGCCGACGACGCTGTTTGGGAAGACTTGAGCCGGCAGGTGCAGCGCGAATACACCCGTGAAGACGGCATGACTGTGGCTATACGCATGGCGGCCATTGACAGCGGATTCCGCACGCAAGAGGTTTATCGCTGGGTGCATCGCCAGAGCGCCATGCGGGTGATGGCCGTAAAAGGCCGTGAACAGCAGGCCACGATCATTAGCCCGCCGACGCCAGTTGAAGTGACGATCCGTGGCAAGCGCATTAGGGGCGGCGTGAAAGTTTGGCCCGTGGGCGTGAGCGTGGCTAAGTCTGAGTTGTACGGCTGGCTCCGCCGGAAACTGCCTGAAAACCTGGATGACGGGTTGCCTTTCGGCTGGTGTCACTTTCCGCAGCACCCGGAAGAGTGGTTCAAGCAACTGACAGCCGAGGCCCTGATAAGCCGAGTGGTGCGCGGCTACCAGAAATACCAGTGGGAAAAAACCCGCGACCGCAATGAAGCCCTTGATTGCCGCGTATACGCCAGGGCCGCTGCAATGGCTGTCGGTGCTGACCGTTGGGACGCGACGCGATGGGAGCATGAGCGTGGGCTAACGTCAGGCAGCTCTGCCAAACCAGCGCAAACCAGCAGCAAACCAGGCGAAACCACGGTCAAACGGCGCAAAAGCACCTTCCTTTAGCCGATAACATGACTCAAGGAGGTTGATCGAATGTCCATGTTCAGCCAAGCCGGCCTCGCCGCGATCGAAGAAGCCATTGCAAGCGGCTACCTCAGGGTCCGCTACGACGACAAAGAGGTCCAATACCGCAGCCTGGATGAACTGTTCAAGGTGCGCGACATGATCCGCGCACGCCTTGGGCAAGGCACCCGCAGCCGCAAATACTTCAGCACGCAGAGGGACTACAAATGAACGCGCTGGATCAGATCATTGCCAGCGTCAACCCGCAAGCTGCACTCCGCCGGCAGCGTGCCCGCCTGCAGCTTGACGCCTTGCGCCGCTATGACGGCGCCAGCCGGGGCCGCCGTACCGAAGGCTGGCTGACGCAGGGCACAAGTGCCGACGCAGCCGCCGGCCCAGCCTTGAAAACCTTGCGCGACCGCAGCCGCGACCTTGTGCGCAACAACCCATACGCTGCCAAAGCGGTCGCAGTGATTGTCAGCAACACTGTCGGCACGGGCATCATCGGGCAGGCCCGCGCCGTGCGCAGTCGGCGTCGCAGTCAGCAGCTCACTGATTTACTGAGCAGCTGGGCCAACGACCCGCAACAGTGCGACTACCACGGGCGTATGGACTTTGCTGGCTTGCAAGCCCTGGCGATGCGTTGCGTGGTGGAATCTGGTGAAGTCCTGATCCGCCGGCGAACCCCCATCAGCAGCAGTAATCAGCGGGTGCCCCTGCAGCTGCAGATCATGGAGCCAGACATGTTGGATGACTCCCACGACGGCGCTGGTGATGACGGCAGCTTCACGCGGGAGGGCATAAAGCATGACGCCAACGGCCGCCGCCTTGGCTATTGGCTGTATGACGAACACCCTGGTGAAAATCATGTAAGGGTGCGCGGCTTTGGTAGCAGCTTTGTAGGCACTGACCAGATCATTCATGTATTCCGGCAGGACCGCCCACATCAAACCAGAGGGGTTCCCTGGGCATCCCCGGTGATCATTCGTTTGCGTGATTTTGATGACTACAGTGATGCGCAGTTGCTTAAGCAAAAGATTTCTGCTTGCTTTGCCGGATTCCTGGTGGACACCGAAGCGCCCGACGCAGGCATGGGCGCCGAACTGATTGACAAGCTGGAGCCCGGTGCGCTTGAAATCCTGCCCCCTGGCAAAGATATTCGTTTTGCATCGCCGCCCAGCGTTGGCGAGTTTGACAAAATTACACGCGAATACTTGCTGCAAATCGCAGCAGGTTACGGTGTCACATACGAAGCACTAACCGGCGATTTGAGTAACACCAGTTTTAGTAGCGGCCGCATGGGCTGGCTGGAGTTCCACCGCAATATTGAAGCCTGGCGATGGCAAATGCTGGTTCCCCAAATGCTCAGCCCGATTTGGAACTGGTTTGTGCAAGCTGGCAGCGTTAACGGCGTGCGGTTGGAGGGCATCGTTGCACACTGGACGCCCCCGCGCCGCGAATTGATTGACCCGGCCAAAGAAATTGAAGCAACGAAAAAGGCAGTACGTGCCGGTTTCTTGTCGCTTAGCGAAGCTATCCGTGAGTTTGGTTATGATCCTGAAGAAGTCTTCGACGAAATGGCTGAGGACAACGAAGCCCTGGACCGCCTAGGCCTTATCCTGGACAGCGACCCCCGGCAGGTCAGCGGCAGCGGCCAGTTAAACAGCGCAGCCCAGGCCAACACTGCAGCGCCGGCGGCTGACGAGCCTGAAGATGAGTAACCTTAGAATCAAACCGCCAGTGGAGTCGCAATGAGCGAACTACTCCAAACTCGGGCGATGTTCGCACCCGAGACCGTTGACGCCGAACAGCGCACGGTCGAGGTCGTGTGGACCACAGGCGCACGGGTGGCACGCTACGGCTTCGACGGCCCCTTCATGGAGGAGCTGTCGATGGACAAGAAGGCGATCCGCATGGAACGCCTGAACGCCGGGGCCCCGCTGCTGAACAGTCATAGCGCACTCGAGCTCTCCGACATTGTTGGGGTGGTTGAGCGTGCCTGGCTGGACGGCAACGAAGGCCGCGCCGTAGTGCGGTTTTCCAGCCGCGATGACGTTGAGCCCATCTTCCGGGATGTGCGTGACGGCATAATCAGGTCCATTTCGGTGGGCTACCGCGTCTGGAAATACGAGCGCAGCACTGAGGGTGATACCACGGTGATGCGTGCTGTGGACTGGGAACCCCATGAACTTTCCCTTGTCCCAATCCCTGCAGATGCAGGGGCCCAGGTGCGCTCAGATGAGCCGCCTACAGTTCACAACGAGCCTGTAAAGGACACCAGCCCAATGGAAGACACCCGCGAACTGGAGGTCGCTGCTCCTGAGCCCCCTGTGGCCCAGGACCGCGTCGCCTCCCCCGAGGACATCCAGGCTGTCATCGCTGCTGAGCGTCGTCGGGTGGCGGAAATCCGCCGTTCCGTTCGCGCCGCTGGGCTGGATGACTCCCTGGCCGACAAACTGGCAGAAGATGGCATTGCCATCGACGAAGCCCGCAAATGCATCATTGACAAAATGGCAGAGCGCGAAGCTGCTGCGCCAACCCGTACTCACGTGCAGGTGCTGGCCGACGAAGGCCAGAAGCGCAGCGAGTGCATGACCGCCACTTTGGAGGCCCGTTGTGGCCTTCGTGAGTGGGACGATCAGGCACGCGCCTATGGTCACAGCAGCCTGATTGACATGGCCAAAGACGCACTCGTGCGCTCTGGTCACAGCCTGGTAGGCATGAGCAAGTCGGAAATCGCCGGCCGTGCCATGCACTCCACCAGCGACTTTCCCAAGCTGCTGAGCAACATTGCTCGCAAGACCCTGGCAAACGCTTACGCCGAGGAGCAGCAAACCTTCCGCCCGATTGCACGTCAGCGGAACTTGCCTGATTTCAAGCCCGTGTACGAGCTTGAAATTGCCGGCCAAATCACCCCTGAGCCCTTGCTCGAAGGCGGTGAATACAAGGCCGCAACCGTTAAGGAGCAAGAAAGCTCCTGGCGGATCTACACCTACGGCAAGAAAATCAGCGTCACCCGCCAGCTCATCATCAACGATGATCTGGATGCTCTCAGCCGCATCCCCTCGATGATCGGCCGGGGCATGAGCCTGTTTGAGTCAAACGAAGTGTGGAAGCTCATCACTTCCAACGCCAAGATGGCTTACGACGGCAAGGCGCTATTCCATGCCGACCACGCAAACCAGGGCGCCGGTGTTATCGGTGAAGCTGCAATTTCTGCAGCCCGTAAGGCCCTGCGCAATCAGAAGGACATTGCCGGCAACCGTATCAACCTGCGGCCGCGCTACATGCTCCTGCCCACCAGCCTGGAAACTGCGGCTCAGAAATTCCTGAGCCCCATTCAGCCAAACACCACCGGCGACGTAAACATCTTCACCGGTTCCATGTCGTTGATCGTTGAGCCCCGCCTCGATGACGCCAGCGAAGTCGTCTACTACGTCTCCGCTGACCCAGCCCAAATCGACATGATCGCCTTCGGTTATCTCGACGGCGAGGCTGGCCCCCAGGTTGAAACCGTTAACGAGCGCGATCCTGATGGCACTACCATCTACGCCCGCCTCGACTTCGGCTGCACCCTGCTGAACCACCGGGGCTTCTACAAGTCCACCGGCGCCTGAGGACCTGAACCATGAAAAACTACGTTCAAAACGGCTGCAACGTTGACATCACTGCCCCCTATGCGGTGAGCAGTGGCGGCGGCGTTCTTGTGGGCGCCCTGTTTGGGGTTGCTGTTGCTGACATCGCTAATGGCGAGGTCGGCGCGATTGCTACCGAAGGCGTTTACAGCCTGACTAAGGCCACCGGCGCCGGTACAGATGGTGTTCAGGGCGCTGTGGCCTACTGGGACAACAGCGCCAAGAAAGTGACTGGCGTTGCCGCAGGCAACACCGTCATCGGACACTTTCTCGTAGCTGCCGCCACTGCTGACGCTGCTGCCACTGTGCGCCTCCGCGTTTAATGCTGAATGACCTGGCCAACCGTGCGCTGACTGCCGTGGTGCGGGTGATGGGGGAACCTGTCACTTACACCCGTGGTCAGCAATCAGCCCAGGTCAAAGGCGTTTACCAGGCCAGTCATGTCGGCCTGGACCCAGAAACCGGGATGCAAGTGAACTCCACCCAACCAATCGTTCTGATTGATGGGTGGAGCCTTTCTTTTGAGCCCCGTGCTGGCGATGTTGTTGTGGTGCGCAACACCACTTACCGAGTTAGAGATGCGCAGCCCGACGGACACACCGGCTGGCTGCTCATGCTGCACAGAGCCGCTGGATGACCCACCCGCGCAAGCTAATTAGAAACGCCATGGTGGCCCGGCTGATCGATGCAACTGCAGCCGGGCCCCGTGTGTATGCAGGCCGCCCAGCGCCTTTAGAAGAGCAGGATTTGCCTGCAATCGTGGTCCACACCCGCGAGCCAGAGGACGTGGAAACCTACTCTGCAAGTGGCTTCGGCGGTTTTACGCGGCGCAAGTGCATCGCGATGATCGAGTGCTACCTGCAAAGTTACGAGGACGTGGACGACGCCCTGGACGATTTTGCAGATCAGGTTGAGGGCAGGTTCAACAGTTTTGACATGCCCGGTTTTGAAAGCGGCGAGATCCGCTTGGCCAGCACAAACAGCGAAGTGGAGTGGGAGGGCGGCCTGAGCACCGGCTGCGCAAAGCTCCGTTACGAAATCATTTACCGCAAGGGCTACCGGGACACTTGCAGCGATCCATACGTGGAAGCCAATCCATCCAGCATCTACCGGAGTGGCGCTTATCCTGGTGGGCGGATCTATGCCGGGTCCCCGGCAACCCAAACAGGCGAAGCCTGCCCCATTGGCGAGGCCGAGCTGTTCTCTCAAGAGGAGCCGATCAACTAATGGCCACCACCCGCAAAACCCGCGCCCGGACCGCCAACGGTGAGTTCCGTGCCGATGACCCCAGCACGCCAGAAAACGAAGCCTGGAAAACCAGCGTCTCAGTTCAAGACCTGGCTGCATACATTGACTATGACGGCGACAGCCCGGCCCTTAGCAGAGCTGTCGAACTGGCATCGGCTGCAGTGCGTGAGGAGTTTGGCGCCGAACTGCCGGCCGAGTTGCCACACGAGTTAGCTCAAGCTGTGCGCCTGGCGGCCAGTAAGCTGCTGCTCACCGGCAAACTGGATGAGCCGATGCAGGCCGGCGACTTGCCAGCCGTGGCCCGCTATTTCGTGAAGCTAGCCAGTGCTCGGAGCTAACCGCGACGACCAAACTACTTCCGGCGTTGGCTCCTACGAAAACACAGAAAGCGCCCGCCAGCTCAGCAACGCCATCCGATATGGCGTGGTGAAGGAGGCTGACTACGCCAAAGCTGTCATTCGTGTGGAGTTGCAGGATGGTGAACTGACAACCGACTGGATTCCGTGGATGACCCTGCGGGCCGGCAACGATAAGTTCTGGTGGGCGCCCGAGGTGGGCGAAGTCATGCTGGTCCTGGCACCTTCTGGCGAGTTGGCGAATGCTGTGGCTTTGCCAGCAGCATTCAGCAACGAAAACCAGAACGCTGACCGCCCAACAGTGCAACGCCAAACCTTCGAGGATGGCACTGTGATCGAATATGACCGTGAAGCCCACAAGCTGTTAATGGACGTAAAAGGCGACGTGGAAATCAAGGCGTCTGGCGACGTGGAAATCAACGCGTCTGGCAACGTCAAGATCATCGGTGCGAGAATTGACCTGAACCCTTAGGAGGCGCGGCATGGCCGGGATGAGCCGCAGCACCGGTACCGCCTTAGGCGGCTTTGACCACCTGCGCCAGTCAGTCGAGGATATTCTCACCACGCCCGTCGGGACTCGGGTGCATCGCCGGGACTACGGCAGCCGCTTACCGCGCCTTGTGGACCGTCCGATCAACAGAAGCCTTGTAGCCGACCTTGTGGCTGCAACTGCTGAAGCCCTGGACCGCTGGGAGCCCCGCTTGCGGTTGGAGCAAGTGAAGATTGAATCTGTGGGTGAGGCCGGCCAAATCAGCCTGAGCCTTGTTGGCTACTATCTGCTCGATGGCCGCAAGGTCGAGATCGAGGGGCTGGTGATCTGATGGCAGCAATCGAATTCAGCTCCATACCTGATCCAACGATCATTGAGGAACTCAACTATGAGCAGATTCTTGCTGACATAATCACGGATCTGGTCTCTCGTGACCCTGAGTACAGCGAGATTCTGGAGTCGGACCCAGGGATCAAAATCTTAGAAGTCGTCGCCGCCCGTGAGCTGCTGCTTCGCCAGCGCATCAACGACGCTTTGCGGGCAACGTTGCTTCGCTTTGCGCTTGGCAGCGACCTGGATAACTTGGCAGCTTTTTACGGCCTGACACGCCGCACGGAAGAAAGCGACGATGAACTGCGGCTGCGCACGGTCGAGCGCATCATGGGCAGCAGCACCGCCGGCGGCGCTGCATGGTATCGCTACCAGTCCTTGTCTGCTGATTCGCGTGTAAAAGATGCCGCTGTCAGCAGCCCTGCGCCCGGCGAAGTGCGCATTGCCATTCTCAGCAAAGAAGCCGAGCAGGTTGAAGAGGCAACCGGCGCCGATCTTAACCAGCTGGGCGCTGGATTTGGCGTTGTGCGCAACAGCGGGGAAACTGATGCTGCCTATCGCTTGCGGATCTTTGCTGTGATCCAGGCCGGTGGCGGCTATGGCGCTTCTAGTCCCGACCTGATTGCCAAAGTAAACACCGCCATACAGGCGGATGCCGTGCGCGTGTTGACCGACACCGTGGCAGTCCAGGCCGCCAACATCATCCCGGTCGATGTTGTGGCCCAGGTTTACCTTTACCCGGACACGCCGGCAGAAGTGTTCGAGGGGCTGGGCACACTGCTGAAGACCGCCTTTGAAGAACAGGCCGGCCTCGGTTGGGACGTAACGACCACCTGGCTGATTGCCCAACTGCACCCCGCCGGTGTTCAACGTGTTGTTCTTACAACGCCGGCACAGAACATCATCTGCACAGCAAGTGACGCCCCAGCCCTAGACACGATTTCGCTCAGCTTGGCCGGTCGTGATCGATGAGCCTTTACGACCTGCTGCCGCCCAACGCGACCACGCTTGAGCGGGACTTTTCGCGTGCTACATCCAGTCTGGAGCGTATTGGCCTACCCGTTGGCAAGATCCGCACAGCCAAACGGATAGACATTCCAGACAGCGTCGTTCCGTGGCTGATATATGAATACGGTCTGAATGAACTGCTGCCCTACCTGGGCAACAACCAACGCCAGGCCCTGGCTGAAGGCGTGCTATGGCAGCGCATCAGGGGCACACCGCAAGCCCTCAAAACCGCACTCAGATGGATTGGCTTTGCCCCATTTGTTGAAGAGTCTGAAGCTGGGACGCTGCGCTGGGCCGAGTTTCAGCTCGGCCTAGACCAGGCACCCGACGATCTGAATGTGACCAACGGGCTGATCGGCGTGTCGCGCCTTTCGGCGCCAGTGCGATCAAACCTGTTCAGGGTCTACAGCGGCTACGACCACCGCCGGTTCTTGCTCGACGACCACGGGCTAAGTAGCGGCTCATGGTTGTGTGACCACACTGGCGTCTATTTGCGCCCTGACTGGCCGCAGCTCAGCTTCGGCCGCAAGTTTTTAATCAACGACGACTACAGCGACGACGGCGTTGGCGAGCTTGGCATTGAGCGCATCCACGGGATGCTCGGCCTCTACGAAGATCGCTTCACGCTGAGCAACAGCCAGCTCGACGAGTTCTGGCACCTGTCCGATGTGGGCATCATTGTCCGCTCGCGGATGATCGAAATCACCCACGGGCCACTACCCGGTCCTGGCACTAACTGGACAAACGGCACCTGGGATTCCGTCCTCGGTTGGAACACCACTAATTCGGTGCTGCCGCCGCTCAAGTTTGCCAAGGCTGGTCTGTACCTCAGCGATGCTGCAACCCTTGACGATACAAACGCCTGCTTCTCTGCACGCACTGAGGAAGAGTACGGCGCCGGGCCGTTCCTGCTCAGCGAAGGCGACCCCACCACTGGATTCAACATCCTCAGCCAGCACGAAAGCTGGACTGAATATGACGAGCTGCTGGAGCGTTTTGATCGCGATCATTCCGCTGTGGGGGTTGCGGCGGCCGACGTTGCCAGCCATGTCACCGTCTCGCGTGAGCGGTGCCGCATTGTTGATGGCCTGGACGACCAGTTCCTGCTGGATCAGCACCTGCTGGGTGAGTTCCCGCCGGTCCTGGATCTGCAGACGCTTTCCCGCAACCATGCGCTCAACCTTCTCGGCGCTCCGGTTGATCCCGACACCTGGGCTTCGCAGATTGATTGGCTGCCGTACCCGAACGATGTTGCCCGGCCTTCTTGGGAATCGTTCATCACCTGGGAAGACGGCAACTGGGATGGAGTCACCGACCCGGCACAGGTGGCGCGACGCCGGCCGCTTTGGGCCGACGCCTACGCATGGGGGCAGCTTGCCTGGAGCGACCTGGAGGCCATTGTCCCAGCTTGGGACCATCACCCCACCTGGGGCGATGCTGGCCCTTGGCAGTCGCTGTACACAAGTTCCGCCCAACGGCAGTACCGCGCTGGGCTTTACCTGTCCGACAGCGACTTGCTGGGCTCCAGCAACGCAGTTCTTGGATTTGCGGAAGAGCAACGGTTCGATCGCGGCTACCAAACCACCAGCTCGGCGCACACGCCTGGCGGCAACCTGGCAGCACACACCCGCGAAACTGCGCGGGTTCTGGACTACCAGGACAGCTTCACCCTGGACCTCCACCTGCTGGGCGAGTTCCCGGTCGTGCAGGACCTGCAAACGCTGTCTCGCAACCATGCGCTCAACCTGCTGGGCGCACCGGTGGACCCCAATACTTGGGCGTCTCAAATCGATTGGCTGCCATATCCGCACGATGTGGCTCGGCCTGCCTGGCAAACCCTCATTACATGGGCGGACGGCAACTGGGACAGCACAACAGATCCGGCCATTGCAGCGCAACGCCGGCCGCACTGGCTGGATGCATACGCATGGAACGGGCTGGCCTGGAACGATTATGTGGCCGACGTTCCCGTTTGGGACCATCACCCCACCTGGGCAGATGCTGGGCCTTGGCAATCGCTGTATTCAAGTTTTGCTGGACGGCAGCTTCGCGCAGGTATATATCTCTCCGACAGCGACCCCCTGGGCTCCAGCAATGCTGTCCTTGGGTTTGCAGAAGAGCAGCGGTACGAGCGGAGTTTTGCATCGGCCGGCCCGGTCGAAAATCGCCAGGGCTTCGCAACCTCACAGCACACCCGCACAAGCCAGACAGAAATCGCCCGGTTCCTGTTCACGGACTGGAGTCAGGCCAACTGGGCCGGCGATGGAGCCGAGGCTTGGGCAACCGGCGGCGAGGTTTGGGGCGCTGCATCTTGGACCGAAAACTACTGGTCGCAAGGGGCAGCGGGCTTCTGGAACGACAATCTGTGGGCGCAGCGTGTGGCCTGGAACCCCACGAGCCTGCAGATTGCAAGCGCCCACTCCAGATATGCAGATGGCATCCACCGTTTCCACGCCAGCGCAGCCCTGGCCGCGCCAGGTGCCACTTCGCAACACACCCGCAGCAGCCACACATCGTTCCGCCACTTCACGCTCGCTGCATGGGAAGAAACCGAAGCCTGGACCACGGCCGACACGCCAGATTGGCAGGCTGGTAACTGGACCGGCGACGACACCGACGCCTGGACTGAAGGAAGCCAGCCCTGGCCATATGCTGGGTGGGCGGCTACAGATTGGATGCTTGGCGTGGCAAATGGCTGGGCATCAACGGAGCCATGGATTGATCAATACGGTCAACCCTGGCTGCCGACAGACCCGAACAATGACGCAGCATGGAACCCAACTTATCGTTTCGTTCAGAGCCACCATCAAACCCTCACCTAGACTGACCCCTAGAATGACTACGACTCAGGAGGCTATGGCCTAATGGCAACCCTCACGACCTCAGGCCGCGCCGGTTTGGCGGCTTCTGTCGCAGCCCGCAACATCTTCCTCGGCGTAGGCGCCGGCAGCCCCCTCTGGGATGATGCTGGCACCCCGCCTGAAAGCATTTCCAGCAGTGCGCTCCTTTCCGCCATCGGTTTTCGCAAGGCTGCTCAGGTGAGTTTTGTGCTCCCAGCAGTTGAGGGCGCGATTGTGCTGCCCAGCGGGCGATACGACCTCAGCACTGCCCAGACAAACTTCCTTTACTTGCGGTTTACACTCGATTTTGAAAACGCCAGCACAGCGACCATCCGTGAAACTGGCATCTTGCTAGACACTGTGGTTCAAACCGGGCTCCCTCAAGGACAGTTATTCTTTGACGTCGAGGAGGTTCAGAGCCCTGGCACGCTCTACCTGCTAGAGCATGTGCCTGCGATTATTCGCACGCCAGCCACTCGCGAAACCTTTGAGTTCGTTCTGACTTTCTGAGGCTGCCATGTCACTCCAGGGCTACTACAACCGTTTCAGCGCCGCAGATCGTTACGACGAGCTGCTGTTCCGTGCCAGCAAAGGCCTTCAGTCGGCGGAACTGAACGAGATCCAGTCGGTCTTCAGCGATCGCCTGCAGAAAATTGCCAACGTCCTGTTCCGCGATGGCTCTGTTGTGCGCGGCGCATCCGCAGCCATTGACGCACAAACCGGCTACGTGCAAATGGAGAGCGGCGCCGTCTATGTACTGGGCGCAGTGCGTGAGGTGGCAGCCTCGAACTACACGATCCCAACAACTGGTGACGTGCAGATCGGCGTCAGAGTGGTAACGGAAACCATCACAGAGCTTGAGTCACCTGCGCTGCGCGACCCTGCGGTGGGCACACGCAACTACCAAGAATCTGGCGCTGGCCGCACCCGTCGGACGGTCACTTGGGCTTGGAATGGCGACGGTGGTACCGGCGATTTCTACACCGTGTACGCCGTACGTGACGGCGTGTTGCTGAACCAGGAAGCGCCGCCTCAGCTTGATGGTGTGAAGCAGCTTCTGGCCCGCTATGACCGCGACGCCAACGGCAACTACATCGTCAACGGGTTGAACCTGTTTGCACTGGGCAAAGACAACACCCAGACGAACTACGTGTTTAGTGTTCAGGAAGGTGTTGCAAACGTTGAGGGCAACAAAATTGACAAGCCGCAGGCTTCGCCCCTCAGCTTTGGAATTGACCCTGATTTACAAACCATTACAAATGAGCCGAAGGTAAGCACCGGCACGGCGCTCCAGACAATCTCGTTGAACCGTAAGCCGCTCAACAATATTATGGATGTGGTCATCACGGCTGAAGAAACCGTGACTATGACCCACGGATCTTTCACTGGGGCATTGGATGCGCTGCCAAATACTGCAGTGCTCAGCATTGAAGAGGTGAAGCAAGGAACCACCACCTTCCAGGCAGGCACTAGCTACAACCTCACAGCTGATCAGGTGGACTGGAGCCCAAACGGTCCAGAGCCTGCCCCTGGCAGCACCTATACAGTCACATACCGGTTCCTCAAAAGCGTCACCCCAACCAACATCAACGCCGACGCCGGCACCTTCCAAATCCAGGGCGCCGTAGCGAACACTTTGGTCCTGAATGACTACCGCTGGAAAATGCCTCGCTTCGACGCGATTGTGCTTGACCGCGAAGGCGTGCTGAGTCGAGTCAAGGGTGTGCCTTCGGCGTTTAATCCAATTCGGCCCGGCGTGTCTGACGTTTTGCTGCAACTTGCCAGCATCTACCACGATTGGATAAGCACAAAAGTTCCGCGCACATTCAACGACGGTACTCGCGTTGTTTCAATGAAGGAACAGCGGCAAATCAAGGAATCAGTTATTGAGCTATACAATCTCGTAGCCGATGAGCGCTTGCAGCGGGACATTAGCTCGAAAGAGCCAACGGCAAAATACGGCGTATTTACTGACCCGCTGTTTGACGACGATTTGCGCGATGCAGGTGTAGAACAAGACGCTGTGATTGTAGGCCAAGACCTGCAGCTTGCTATCAGCGGCACGCCTGTCCTGGCAACCTTGAACAACACGGCAACGAAACTGCTGCCTTCAACTGATGAAGTGCTGATCGGCCAAGAGCTGCGCACGGGTGAAATGAAAATCAACCCGTACCAGAGCTTTGATCCGATGCCTGCTGCTGTGGTTCTAAACCCGGCGCTCGATCTTTACACAGTCACCGAAAATGCGACCACTTTTGCTACGCAAGCGTTTGTCTTTGGCAGTGGCAGCCAAAGCAGCACTAGCACTAGCACCGTTACAACCCTTGTAAGCGAAAGCAGAAGCGCAATCGAGTTTCTGCGAGCGACTACTGTTAATTTCAGTGTTAGCGGTTTCGGGCCAAACGAAGGTCTTTCAATACTGCGATTTGACGGGCGCAACATTACCCCCAGCGGGGTTGTCGCCAACCTTTCTGGTTCGTTCAGCGGCTCCTTTACAGTTCCACCCAACGTTCCCGCTGGCAGCAAGCTGGTCGAGTTCATTGGCGTGCAGGGCAGCTTCGGCTCTGCGGTCTACACGGGCCAAGGCACCCTGCTCATTCGCAACTTCAGGCAAACCACCACAACCACAACTACTCGCTGGAATCCACCGCCGCCTGCCCCTCGTGGTCCTGACCCGCTGGCGCAGAGTTTTACCCTCCAGCAATCACGCCACATCAAGGCTATTGACCTGAAGTTTGCTGTGAAGGGTGCAAACAAGCCTGTCCAGGTGCAAATCCGTGAGAGCAGCAACGGCTTCCCAACTGAAACCGTCATTGCTCAAACAATAATCCAACCTAACGAAATTGTCACAACGAACACTTACGTTCGGGCTAGCTTCAGCGCCCCTGTGTACTTGGTTGGCGGCGTTGAGTATTTCATCGTGCTGCTCACCGACGACGCAAACCATGCGGTACGCGTGGCAGAGCTTGGCAAGTACGACTCCACAGCGGCACGCTGGGTGACTGCGCAGCCTTACACGATTGGCGTGTTGCTTAGCAGTTCAAATAACGTTACCTGGACAGCTCACCAAGAAAAGGATTTAACTTTCCGCCTCGTTGGGGCCAACTTCACGGCCACTGAACAGGTGTTCAACCTGGGCAGCCTTACGGTAAGCGGCATGACCGACTTGCTGGTGGTGGCTGCTGTGGAACTGCCCAGCGAAAACACCGACCTCTTCTTCCGCTACACCCGGACCACTGGAGAAACCTTTACGCTGGCTGCAGGCCAAGGCGTCCAGTTCGCCGCATCAATCAACGACACTATGCAGGTGCAGGCGATTCTGCGAGGAACAGCCACAGAAAGCCCAGTGCTTTACACCGGCGTCCAGTCGGTGGTTGGCAGCCTGGATACAAGCGGCTTCTACCAGAGCCGTCAGTTCCTGGTCGGCTCCGGCGGAAACACCATGCGCGTCATTTTCGATGCGCTTGTCCCCGGCTCCTCAACCGTGGTGCCTCAGTACGACAAGAACGGTTTCCAGAACATGACGTTGCTCAAGGCCACCCCCATCGGGGATGGCTACGTCGAGTACGTTTATCAGGACACCGGTATTGTGGGCCTGTCGGCTTCCAAGGTGAAGCTAAACCTCACCGGAACGGCGGCCCACAGGCCAAAGGTCCGCAACATCCGCGCAGTGATGGTCTGAACCAATGCCTACTGACACCCGCACCGCTCAGCGGAATTATCCGCTCCCGTTCCCTTCCAACCTCCTGGCCGAGGATGTTGTGCGTCTCCGTGACGCCCTGCAAGCCCTTGACGTGGACGTAGACGCGCTGTTCACTGCGCTGGCTACAAAGCTGAACCAAGCGCAGGTTCAGGCACTGGTTCAGCAGGCTGTAGACAGCCTGATGGCCGGGGCCCCTGGCGCCTTGAACACCTTGGGCGAGTTGGCCCTTGCGCTGAACAATGACGAGGCGTTCTCGGTCACGGTTACAAACGCCCTGACCGCTGCAAACAACTTAGCCGGGACTGCGCAAACTGCCGCAGGCGCTGCCCAAACCACCGCCAACACGGCTCTCGCCACGGCCACCACTGCGCAAACCACCGCTCAAAGCGCCGTTGCGTCAGTTGCCAACAGTCAAGCCGCCGCCCTGGCCGCCGTGGAAGCCACAAAAGGCGCCCTCGGCTTTGCCTTTCCAAACAGCAACTACAACCTCACAGGGGCTGGCCATGCCGCGCTGCCGCATACCAAGTACGGCCGTGGCAAGCAAGCCCCGTCCAGCTGGATCGGCTACCGCCGTGGCGGGTATATCAGCCGTTCCGGACGGCATTTCACATGGGGCAACAACTACAACGACTCAACCAACGGCAATTATTACAACGCTGGTGGCATAGGCACCGACTACAACGCAATCAACGTCCCATCGTTCCCAACGGTGTTCCGCGTGCCGAACTTCCACTGGAAGGCTTTGGCTGGTGACACCAATCACGCAAAGTTTGCCACGACGCTGGATGGCCTGCCGATCACTGACACGATTGCCCGTCAGCCAAAGATCATCCGCACCCATTCTGGCTTTTTCAACAGTTTCCACCTGAGCGAAAACGGGATCCTGTATGGCGCTGGTTATGCAGCTTCAGGCCTAGTTGGCAACGGGACCACGCCAACTCAAATGGATGCTGCCGTCCCCGTGCAGTTTTACAGCGAATCTAATTCGATTCTTGTGGACGCTGCGCGGCCTAAAATCAAACATTTCTGCAGCTCTGCAACGAGTGACGCCAATACCACTCTCGGCGCACATTATGCGTTAGACACTGATGGCAACGTGTACGCCTTTGGTTACAACGCTTATGGCCAAATTGGTGATGGCACAACCACTAATAACTACTTTGCACGTCGTATAGCTCGCAGCTTTTTCAATAATGAAAACGTTGAGTACATCACCGTTAGCGGTGGGCAATACGCACATGTTTTCGCAATCACAGCAACTGGCAAATGCTTCGCATGGGGCTACAACGCTCATGGCCAGTTAGGCATTAACAACACGACCAACCAGAATCGTCCGGTTGAAATTACCGCCATTGCCAACTCGGCAATCAACGGCAAGAAAATCGTCCACGTTGTGGCCACAGACGGCGACTCAAATCACGGCCGCACCTTCTTGCTGACTTCTGAAGGCCGCGTTTATGCCTGTGGCAGGAACGATGCCTTTGGTATCTATACCGGTGTTTACAGCTCCACCAGCGCAAATAATTCCATGCCGGTGGAAATTACTAACGCTTCTACAACCTTCAATTCCGGCGGCCAGAAAGTGGTTTCCATGTGGGTATGTGGCGGCCGATACCCCAGCATTTACGTCATCACTGACGGCGGAACTGCTGTGCAGCCAAAGGTTTACTCCTGGGGCAACAATGCCGGCGGGCAGCTTGGCCGTAACGTGTCCACCAGCAGCGACTCAAGCGCGACGGTGATTGGCAACTGGTTCCCAGGCGAAATCCTTTTCCGCGATTACGGTGATCCACTGCAGGCCGCCGGCTCTGCATCTGTGTTCCCTGGGGAAATTCTCGCCACTCAGTATTCATCTACTTGGGGCACCACACAGTTCCGCTTCGGTAAGCCTGTTGCGGTTTTCTGCAACGGTTACCAAAGCTCGACAAACGCCTCGGTCACACTGCTGGACGACCGTGGCCAGATTTACATCGCTGGCACTTGGAGTACAAGCCCACTTGTATTTACGCAGTTCAGCAACATCAACAACTCTGCTTCAGCAAACACCCAGCACGCAGTTTTCACACCTGTCTGGACCCAGCCTGAACCCTTTGTGGATTTCACGCACATCAGCCCACATGTTGGCGAATCTTGCTGGGCAGCCATTGGCCAGTCCGGCACGGTTTACGTGGGCGGAAACAACACCTGGGGGCAAACCAGCATCTCCTTCACGCTCAGGGGCCAGTTCCATCCCCTGCCCATTTCTGGTTACTAATCATGTCTGTTCTGTATTCCTTTGAGCTGACTGGCAAGATTGAGCCCTGGGGACAGGGCTTCCTAGCCGCTGAAAAGGTTTATCGCTTCCCTGGCGATTGCTACTTTGCATTGCGCCCCGGCGTGGCCCTGAAGGAAGTAAAAAACCCGACGGTCGCCATTGTCCAATTAGCGGACGACGCCCTTGCGGCAGCTTGCCTTGAGCTTGGCTTGCCTGAAGGCTGGTCTGCCCCTGAACCCTGATGGCACGGCCAAAGGTCAGCCCGGAGGCCCTGAAAATCCAGCACAAGCCTAAGCGCACGCGCCAGGGCTCTGGACAACATTCAAAGCCCTCGCACGGGCGCAAGAAGCTCAGGGGCCAGGGCCGCTAAACTCATTTTGTAAGGAGGCCCCTTCGCGATGACCACAACCTTTCTTCACGGCGTTGAAGTCCTCCAGATTGACTCTGGGACTCGCCCGATTCAAACCGTCCGCAGCAGCGTCGTCGGGTTGATCGGCACTGCGCCTGACGCCGACGCCGAAAAGTTTCCTATTAACACGCCGGTCCTGCTGGCTCGCCGCTCAGAAATGGTCGGCCTAGGCGAAGAGGGCACTTTGTTTAAGGCCCTTGACCTGATCTACGACCAGGCTGGCGCCGTTGTTATTGTCGTCCGCGTTGAAGAGGCGTCTACCGATTACGCCACGATCAACAACGTGGTCGGCGGAATCAATGAAACCACTGGCGAGTACGAGGGTGTTCACGCTTTTCTGGCAGCGGAAAACGCCGTGGGCTTTGCGCCCCGCATCCTGATCGCGCCGGAGTTCACCCATCAGCGGGCCAGCAACGGCATTCTGTCAATCGCGGTCAGCAACCAAGGCGCGGGCTACACCACTGTCCCCGCAGTGACCGTGACTGGTGGCGGCGGTAGCGGCGCTGTGATCCGCGCTCGCTTGGGCACTGGCGCAAACAGTGGCAAGGTCGTTGAGTTTATTGTTGACAGCCCTGGCAGCGGCTACAACAGCAGCCCCACCATCACCATCGCAGCGCCGCCCGCCGGTGGCACACAGGCGGTAGCCGGCACCGTGCAACGTGGCGCCGTCAGAAGCGAGGTAGTTGCTGAGATGCTGGGCATTGCACAGCGCCTCCGCGCTGTGATCATTGTTGACGGCCCCAACAGCAACGACGCAGCCGCCATCCAAATCGCTGACGACTTTGGCAGCGACCGCATCTACGTCATTGATCCCTGGATCATCCGCAACGGTGAAGCCTTCCCCGCTTCGCCTGCTGTGGCCGGCTTGATCAACAAAATGGATAACGAGCGCGGTTTCTGGTGGAGCCCGAGCAACAACGAAATCAATGGCATTGAGGGCACTGCCCGCGCCATTGATTTCACCCTGGGCGATTACACCAGCCGGGCCAACCTGCTGAACGAAGCCAAGATTGCCACTATCGTTCGTGAGCAGGGTTTCCGTCTGTGGGGGAACCGCACCCTGGCAATGGACCCCCTCTATGCCTTCTTAAGCGTGCGGCGCACCGCCGACATGATCAACGAAAGCATCCTGCGCGGCCACCTGTGGGCCGTGGACCGCTGCATCACAGCGACTTACCTGGAAGAAGTCCAAGAGTCGGTGCGTGCCTACCTGCGCAATCTGAAGGCACGCGGCGCCCTGCTGGGCGCTGACGTGTGGGTGGACCCGGAACTCAACAGCCCCGAAAACATTGCCAACGGGCAAGTATTCTTCGATTTTGAGTTCACTCCCCCTTACCCGGCTGAGCGGGTCACGTTCCGCTCCCACCTTGTCAACTCTTACGTTGTTGACCTTTTCCGTTGAGGACTGACCCATGGCTATCCCCCGCGTTCTAAAGAACTTCAGCTTGTTCGTTGACGGTCGCGGCTTGGCCGGCACCGTCTCCACGCTGACGCTGCCCACACTCACCACAAAGATGGAGGAGTTTCGTGGTGGCGGCATGGATGCCCCTGTCGAAATCGACATGGGTATGGAAAAGCTCGAATCCACCTTTGAGCTGTTTGATTACGACGAGAACATTCTTGGCCTTTACGGCCTGGCTGACGGCGCTGCCACGCAGTTGACAGCCCGTGGCGCTTTGCGTCGCGATGGTGAGCCTGCCGTATCCATGGTGGTCAACATGACCGGCGTAATTAAAGAAATGGACCCCGGCGACTGGGAAGCCGGCGAGCAGACCACGATGACATGCAGCATCGCGCTCCGCTACCTCAAAATCACCATCGGTGGCACTGTGGCAGTGGAGATTGACAAAGTGAACATGATCCGAAAAATCAACGGTGCGGATCAGCTTGAGTCCATCCGCACAGCCATCGGAATCTAATCCTGCATGGACAAGCGCCCAACAGCAAAAGTCGCCCTCGACTTTCCCCTTTCCATCAGCGGCGTGGAGGTTAAAAGCCTTACTATGCGCCGCCCCAAAGTGCGGGACGAAATGGCCTTCGCTAAAAGCAAGGCTGATGACGCCGACAAGGCCCTGCACTTGATGGCCAGCCTTTGCGAGGTTGCGCCCGATGAACTCATGGAGCTGGACTCGGCTGATTTTGCCAAGCTGGAAGCGCAGCTTCTGGATTTCAAGGGGGCCAAGCCCTAGAGGACGATTGGCGCAGGGGGGTCATCGTGCTCTCCAAGCTGACCGGTTGGGGCTTGGCCGACATCCTTGATCTTGATGCTGATGAGTTCTGGGCCTGGCTAAAAAGCGCCCAGTCCATCGAGAATGAGATTGCCAAGCAAATGAAGGCAAAGCGATGACCGGCGGGCTCAGCAAGATTACGGTTGAGATCGGCGGCAAAATTGCCGCCTCACTTCGCTCGTCGCTCCAAACGGCCCAGAGCCAGGTTTCGTCGTTTGGGCGCAACGTCTCACGGACGATGAACGACGCCGCCACCAGCGGCAAGAAAAGCTTCAAGAACATTTTTAGTAACGATTTGTGGCAGCAGGCCACAATCGGCGCGACCGCGTTTGCCGGGGCTGTTGGCCTGAGCGTGCGCGAGGCCATGAAGTTTGACGCCGCCATGGCGGACATTCGCAAGGCCATTGACTTTGAGGACGGCGCAGCTGGTGTCACACGGTTTGGGAACCAGCTAATCAAACTGAGCGGGGAGTTGCCATACACCGCAGAGCAGCTCACCAAGATTGCCGCCGCCGCTGGCTTTGCGGGCTATGCCGAGAAAGACATAATCCCCTTCACGAAGACCGCCGCCGCGATGGGCGTGGCCTTCCAGATGACGGCCGAGGCTGCTGGCGAAGCGATGGTCGCCATGCGGGCGCAGCTTGGCATCACGCAGCCCGAGGTCATTGAGCTTGGCGATGCAATCAATTACCTGTCCGACAAGTTCCAGGGCACGGTTAACGCTGCCGATCTTGTAAGCCTTACCACCAGGATCGGTGCTATTGGGAAATCAGCTGGCTTGGCGAAAGAAGAAATCGCGGGCCTGGGTGCCGCGTTCCTTGCTTCTGGCACGCCTGTTGATGTCGCCAGCACTGGCCTGAAGAATTTCCTCAACGCCCTAACCAAGGGCGAACAGGCCACGAAGAAACAGGTCGAAGCCCTGGAAACCATGTTCGGGAGCGATGTCTCGAGCAAGCTGGCCAAAGGGATGCAGACCGACGCCGAAGGCACCATCAAGTCGGTGATGAAGGCAATGGCCAACCTCTCCCCCGAAAAGCGGGTGAGCATTGCTGGCGCGTTGTTTGGCGAAGAAAGCAAAGCGGCGATCATGCCGCTGCTCACCAACACAAAGCTCCTTGATCAGGCTTTTGATTTGGTTGCAGATAAGTCCGCTTTTGCGGGCTCCATGCAAAAGGAGTTCAAGAACCAGATGGCAACATCTGGGGCGCAGGCCAAGATTTTCCAGAACGGCCTGCAGGCAATGGGTATCAGCATCGGGACTGCCCTGCTGCCGAGCCTGAACGCAATTATGAAGGCCGTGACACCCGTGCTGGTGGGCCTTGGCGAATTTGCACAGAAAAATCAAGGCCTTGTTACAGGCATCGTCTTGATCGGCGGTGCGCTGGCAGGCCTGATCATTGCGCTGCCAATTATTGCCGGCGTGATTAGCGCCATCGGCACCATCGGCGCCGCTGTGGCGGCTGCCACGCCTATCCTCGCTGGCATCGGCACCGTGTTCGCGGTGCTGGGCAGCACCATTGGCGCGGCGATGCTGCCCTTGCTGCCCTGGATTGCACTGATTGCCGGTATCGGCGTCGGCGTCTACCTGCTCGTCAAGAACTGGGACAAGGTGAAGGCCGCAATGGCCAGCGCCTGGGGGGCCGTGGTGGCCACCTGGGGGCGCTTCACCACCTGGATCGGGGGCGTGTTCCAGCAGGGCATGGCGGCCGCGCAGGGCGCTTTAAGTGGCTTGGG